AAATTTAAAAAAACTGAGGTGAAAGCTGATGCCAATACTAACGAGTCGTGAGGTTGTCCTTGTAAAAGAGGAAAGCACCTATAATACTGATGCAGCACCTACAGCGTCAGCAGATGCAATTTTAGTTGGCAATCCATCGTGGGGTCATGAAGGATTGCGTATGAATGAGCGCAACGTGGTTAAGAATACTAATGCTGTCAAGCAGCATGTGTTTGGTGACACACTTAAAACTATTTCAATGGACGTTGAACTCAAAGGTTCCGGTACTGCTGGTACTGCCCCTGATTTAGGGGTGTTATTTGAAGCATGTAGTTATGATGAAACTGTAGTTGCAGTTACATCTGTTACCTATGCACCAACATCAACATATGCAGATCAGAAATCAGTAACAGTGTGGTATTACCAGGATGGTTTATTGCACAAACTGACAGGTTGCCGTGGTACATTCACCGTGAACCTTGAAACTGGTACTATACCAATGGCTACATTCACCTTGACAGGTCACTCAATAGCCCCAATTGATGCAGCACTTATATCACCTACATTGGATACGACATCACCTGTAGCTGTTAAAGGAGCGCCATTTACCATTGATGGTTTTGCAGCCATAATTAGTTCTTTGACATTCGATGCAGGTGTAACTGTAATGACACCTCCTGATATTTCTGAGACAGATGGGTTTGGTGAAATAACAGTTGGTAAACGTGATCTAAATGGGTCATTTGATCCACAGGCTGATTTAGTTGCCAATGAAGACTTCTATGGTAATTTCCGTTCAGGTACTCAAATGGCATTAACCACAGGTGCAATTGGTGCAACTGCTGGTAATATTTTGACTATTGCAATGCCGAAGGTTTATTACCGTGATGTTTCACCAGGTGATCGTGATGGTATTCGCACTTATGAATTACCGTTTGGTGCTGTAGAAGATTCGGCTGGTGATGATGAAATAAGTATCGTATTTACGTGATATATATGTATAACTATAACTCTACAATGTAAGAGAGAATATTATGACAAAAGCAATAGAAATGTTAACAGGTGTTAAATTTACTTCTGATTTTGACACTGATAAAAAGAAAACAATTTGGTTATTAAAATCAATAAATTCATTGGAGTTTATTGATTGCAATGGTAATGGTTATGTAGACCATGTATTGTTTGTTCACAAAGGTCTTACTGGATGGGAAAATTTCCGTGATCATAAGAATAAACAAATTGAATTTAGTGTTGAAAATATTAGTCGAATAGACCCGAATATCTTACTTGATATTTCATTAAAAGTTCAAGACATTTCCACACTTAGTGAGAAAGAAAGAAAAAACTCATAATCGCAATTGGTGTCATGAGTAATCCAAAAGATTACAATTGCGAGACATGTGATCATAAGTATTGCGGTGTTGATGTCACAGGTTCAAAAGGTGATGCTCCATACCCTAAATGGAAGTTAGACGGTTATGATGATTTATGGTCATGTCCGTTACCGATGATTACCGATGAGACTAATTTCTTTTTGAAGATGCACAAGCATTATAAAAATGGCATATTACTCACCAGTAAACACGGGTCTAATTTATTAGACCAACCGAATAAATATCTTGAGGCAATGGAGATACTAGGGTAATGGCTACAGGTTCAGATAAGAATATAGGCATTGATGTTACTGCCAGGGATAAGACAAAAAAGGCACTAGGTAGCGTTAAGAAAAATCTTAAAGGAACTAGCAAAGAAGCCAACACTCTATCAGCCCGTTTCCGTAATATGGCACGGGCAACTGCTGCTATTGAGGGGCCATTAGGTGGTACTGCTGGTCGCCTGAGTGTGATTGCTACACTACTTGGTTCAGCTAATGTTGGCATGGTGGCATTAACAGCTACTATGACCGGCATGACTCTTGTAGCAGGTCTAGGCATTAAACGGTTTGGTGAATTTGAAGAACAAGGCCTTAAAGTTGAGCAAATGCTTAAGACTACTGGTAATGCCTCTGGTCTTACTGCACGACAAATCAACACACTCGCTGATGAAATCGGTGAAGCCACACTCCAAAGCAGGAACGGTGTATTAGAAGCCTCTGCCGTTCTTATGTCATTTAAATCCATTGCCGGTGACTCATTCAGATCAACAATGAAAGTTGCTGCTGATATGTCAGCATTGATGGGCACTGATTTAAAATCATCCGTTGTTCAACTCGGTAAAGCATTAGAAGACCCGACCAAAGGGTTAAGCGCTTTATCACGATCCGGTATTAGCTTTAATGCCACTCAAACTGAGATGATTAAAAAGATGCACGAGACAGGTAATGCTGCTGGTGCGCAAGCTGAAATTCTCAAAATACTTGAAGGACAATTAGGAGGTGCTGGTGCTGCTGCTGGTGGTGGGTTGAGTGGTGCTTTAGATTTAGTTAGTCATGGATGGGATAAACTGTTAGTTCAATTAGCAAGCGGTGGTGCTGGTGAAAATGTAACTGAAATGATTAAACAAATCGGTAGTGGTATGAATAATATCGCTAACGAGATGGATGAACAGCATGACACGTCAGGTAAAATGCAGAAGGTCTATGATGACAGACTTGCAATTACAATACGTATAAATGCTGAAGAAGCATTAGGTGATCGTGGCAGTAAATTACGTCTTAATGCAATGAAGAGACAGCGTGAAGAAATGAACGTACGCATTAGGCAATTGGACAGCGTTCTGTTTAAAGAACACATGTCTAAACAGAACGCTGAAGCAGCGGCAGCAGCATCTAAGAAATCGTTAAAAGAAGAAGCGGATGCTGTAGCTAAAAAATCTACTGCTGAAAAAATTGCTGCAACTACTAAGAAAGAATTTGAGAAAAGTCAAGCTAGTGCATCTAAGTTTGGTGAAAAATTAAAACTTGAGAATCAACAATTGAGTGATTCATTCTTCACAAAAGAACAACTTGAGAACGAGTATTTTGCTCGTAAAATGGCAAAAATTAATGAGTTCAGATCAACCAATGCAGCTAACGATCAACAAGCTGATCAAATGACGTTAGATGCTAAACGGACACATGAATTAAAGTTAACGGATATTAAAGCCGTTGAAAATGAGAAACGTGAAAAGAGTGAAGCCAAGTTGTCACGTTTAAAAGTAAGTGCGGCAGCAGGTGTTGCATCTAATTTAGCAATATTAATGAACACTAATAGTAAAAAGTTATTTAAAATCGGTAAAACTGCTGCAATTGCAGCAGCTATGATCAACACTTATCAAGCAATCACAAAAACAATGGCTGCAACACCTTATCCGTGGAATATACCGCTTGCAGCAGCACAAGGTATTGCGGGGATGGTACAAGTAGCAAATATTAAATCACAGAAATTTAGTGGTGCACGTGAACATGGTGGTGCTGTTATTGGAGGTCGTAGCTATTTGGTTGGTGAACGTGGGCCTGAAATGTGGACAGCACCAGACAGTGGGCGAATCGTAAACAACAGCAATATATCAAATGCTGGTACAACCAATAACTTGACAGTAAATAATTATGTGGGTGTCAGTGATGATCATATTGCTGATGTTGCGTGGAATAGTTTATTGGATCGTATGAATGAAGAAGGCATGAGGTTTGCAGCATGAGCGGTACTTTCCCAACATCACCTGGCCCTGCCACAGTTAAATTATCATCTAATCAACCTGTTATTGTAAGCACATCTGAGTCAGGTAAACGTAAATCAAGAATACAAGGTGGTCACTTGTGGATAATAAAGATGACGTGGGTTCAAATGTTACGTACATTATTCTCCCCAATATTTGCTTTTGCTGTATCACAACGAGGGGGACACGGCACTTTTCAAATATCATTACCGAACTTTAATACACCTCAAGGAATTGCTACAGGAACACCTTTGGTTAATGGTATTCACACTGCTGGTGATGAAACAATTTCCACAGATGGTTGGACTAACAGTATTACCGACATAATGAAAGGTGGTGACGTATTAAAATTCTCAAGTCACAGCAAAGTATACATGGTTACAGCAAATGCAAATTCTGGTACATCTACTGGCCCCGCGACATTATCAATTGTACCGCCATTAATAGAAAATTTAGCAGACAATGAAGTTATCACTGTGAATAATGTTGAGTTCACTGTGGCATTCACAAAAAATATAACTGATTGGAATACTTCTGCACCAACCATATCAACGTTTACTGCTGATATGGTTGAGGCTATTTAATAATGACTAAACGCGGATTATCAGCAGGCGCAATTACCGAGCTTGGCAGCGATGACTTGGAAGTTTTCCATTTGGTACAGATGGATTTCCCAGAAAGACTGAGGTACACAACTGGATCACGTGATGTAACTATTGGCCTGGAAGCGAGCAAGTTTCATGGTGATGTTGTTGGTACTTCCTCAGGTATAGCCTTAGCTGATAGTGGTACTAAATTAATTCATGTTGGCACAACGAGCGACATTGCGTATCTATATAATTTAGATGATGCCAATAGCGTGGAATCGGCATCATACTCTGGTGAGTTTTACGAGCCTTCATCAGGGGTGGTGGCAAATTCAGTTGCCGCAAAGTTCAGCCCTAACGGGTTGGCTGTGTTCTTCCTTGATTCAGTCAATCTAAAGGTTCATCAATACACGCTTTCGTCACCATTTGTTATTGAGTCAGCTACAGACGCAGGTAAATCATGTGATATTTCAGGGGAAATAACTAGCCCCTCAAGTATGGATTTTAGCGACAACGGCGACACGCTTTATGTTTTTAATACTGCTGACGGTAAAATTCATCAATATGATTTATCAGTAATTCCATGGGATTTGGCTTCTTCGCCCTACTCTTCTTTAAGTTCACCTGCGGTAACTTCTCAAGAGTCTATACCGCTTGCAATAAAAATTGGATCATCAGGAACTAAAGCATATGTAACTGGATTAAGTGGTTATGTATATCAGTATTCAATAACCGCCGGAAATATAAGCACTCTATCTTATGACTCAATTTCATTTTCGTTCGCAGCATATCAACCCGCAGTTGTTAACGGGTTGGACATCTCATCTGACGGATTAACTATGCTCGCTCTGAGTCCTTCTAATGACACTATATATCAATACGCTTTAAGTTCAGCATGGAATGTTTCCACTGCAAGCTATGATCCTGTTTATGTTGATTTTATTTCTGGCGCCATTATATCTAAAATTCCAGATTTTAAAGAGACATACACAGGTATTTACCGAATTCCGATGAGGCTGTTTTAGTTTTTCAAGGGTTTTTAGAATCCTATTCTTCTACAGAAGATATTGAAAAAAGAACATCAACAGTTAGCTGGAAAATAGCTAATCACTGGAATAACTGGGATGAATCAAACGGTAGATATTTAACAGATACGGCGCAACAAGAATTATTCCCTGGTGATTTAGGCTTGGAATTTGTTGGCGTAACTGAGCCTGCTTTAGCTTACTGGGGCAAGGAATCATTCGTAACTAAGAATGAATTTCTCCAGTGGTATAACTTAACTACAAACAGTTTTCCAGAAAATGGTCGTGATCAATATGCTGACAGATTAATGTCAGCATTTCCGCCTGAGCAATATGATTGGATATCTGGCGCTAATGAGATTAATAAACTGTCGGTTATTTATGGCAGCACTGCTGTAAAAGGTATCCCGATATTTAGAGATGTAACAACCACGAAGGTTGACGGTGATACGCTATGGGTCGTATACGCCCTGGGTGAAGGTGAATGCTCGGCTTTAACGGATACAGAGTTTGACGGTCTTAGCGTATCGTCTGGAACATACTCAGGTAATGTTACGGTTACATTTTACCCAGGCTCAGACAGTCAAACGGTAGGGGATTATTCCAGTGGCTTAGAAACCGCAAGCGGTGATTGGACAACTGAACATAGATGTAAAGGTATAGCATGTGCAGTTGTTAAATATATTTATGACCCTGAGCTTTGGTCAGGTGAGCCTGATCCATTATTTATAATAGACGGCATGAAGTGTGCAGGGTTTGACTTAGGCGATCCCAGCATTTTCTCAGCCAGTCCAGCGCGTGTCCTCAATGATTATTTATTAAATACAACATATGGTAAAGGGCTGCAAAGGTCTGAGTTAGATCAATTTGCTAATGGGCATTCATATGCGGGTACTGCTGTAACTGAAAATGACGGCGGTTCTGGGACAATATCTCGTTTCGCGTTCAATGGTGTCCTGGATACAAGGCAGTCAATTAAGAAAAATGTTGAATCTATATTATTTACAATGATTGGTTCGTTGCCGTGGATAGGCGGTAAATATAAATTAGTAATAAAGCGTAATGACGATACAGCGGATTACACATTTGATAAGGATAATATTACAGGAGCATTTAAAGTAGAAGAGGCCGGTATAAAAAATTATTTAAACCAGATTTTTTATAAATTCACAGATCCGCTAATTGACTATGGTGAGTCAATGGTTGTATATCCAGATCCTTTGATTGCGGGTCAAGCTGACATTAACAGGGCATTACTTGCAGATGATGGTGGAAGACGATTAAAGAAAACAATAACCAATAAATACGAGAACAGCCGATTTAGAAGTGTCAACAGATGTAACACAATAATCAAGCAATCCAGAGACACTTTGGTTATAAGTCTAAAGTGTAACAATCCCGACTCTTTGCAAAATGAAACTGGTGATATTGTTTATGTAACACGCGAAACTCAGGGTTGGGTTAATTTACCATGTAGAATTTCAGAAATGATTGTACATGGTGACGGGGATTGCAGTTTTACGCTATCCTATTATGATTCAACCAATTATGATTGGGATGTACCAGCGGATTACACGCCGCCATCAGCAACGACTTTGACTGATCCTTTGTCTGTTCCAGCACCGACAGGAATTACACTTACTGATCACCAAGAAACAACTGATGATTTAACGTCAGTTGATGCAATAAAAGTTACATGGACAGCCACAAATGAAAAATACAATGTGGATAAATATGAAGTTGAATTTAGTGTTGGCTCAAGACCTTATACAAGATTCGCAGAAATAAAAGCTAATGATACTCTTGAGGCTTATTTAAAAAACGTAGAATACGGTGAGTCTTATATTATAAGAGTTAGGGCAGTTAATTATCTCGGTGTACCTTCATCGTGGAACACGACTTCAAGAACGTATTTGAACCTTACAGCACGTGGATTTGATATTGCGTTGTATGGTACAGACTCATGGAAAAACGAAGGTGGTTTTTATTGGAATCCATTACTAGATTCAAATGATTCTTTGTATGCGTCGTATACATCTGGAAGCACGTTAACTTTTACAAACGACGGTGCAATGACATTAACCCAAAATAGTTTATACCCATGTTATGCCGGGAAAAAGGCTGTGGGTTCTATAGGTGGAAGATTTGATTATTTTGATACTGAAATTTATGTAAAGTTTATATTAAGTATTTCAGATATTACAGCAATGGCAGACGCGGGGCCGGAACACGGTACGCAAATGATAATTGGTAATATGACAGATGGCTTTGGTTTTACATTTAACAATGTATCATCAACAACGTTTGCTATTTATGGTGTACATGCTCAAGGAGGTACAATAACACAATGGATTATTGCCGGTGCAACAGCAGTAGACACGGAATTTGAATTTGAGATGCACTTTATACCGGATGTAAGTTTAACACTTGTTGGTGCTGGCACTACGGTTACCAAGTTAAAAGCGGCTATGTCAGGTGGTGTTATTTTAAAAGATACAGACTCAACAACTAATTTATGCATGGCTATGGTTTTAGAAGAGGCAACTACCTCATCCCCGTCACCACCACCCTCAGTAACATTATCTGAATATGTAGTAATGAAGTTACCATCATGAAGACTTTAGAATTAGGTTCTGAAATACCAAAAAATGCAACTGCTGTTATTTATGAAGCGGATCATGTAAAAGTATATGAGCATGGCGATGGAATAACTCAGTTAAAGTTACACAAAAAAGCCACAATGAATCTAGCTCATTCTCGTACTGACAGAAGAAAGAGAATTTTTATAAAATCAGAGGCGATATCTGTAACTACTGAAAATGGTAATGAGTACCAGGGCAATAAAGATGCCCGTATAAATTTGATGTGTGCTATCACAGCGCTAGATCCAGGCGAATTTATTGAATGGATCATGAAGCATAATGATGTAGCAACTGTCACCCGCGAAGAATTGAAAGAAGCTCTTAAATTAAGTATGGCAGCATATGAGGTGTTATTAAAATGATAGCCATATCAGCAGGTCACTATCCTGAACGTCCTGGTGCATGTTACGAGGATTTCTGTGAACATGGTGAAGCAAAGTCATGGGCAATTATAATTACTGACCACCTCATCAGGCTTGGTTGTGATGCACGACTTGTACCTTCAGGCGTACTCAGTAAGAAGGTTGAGTACACTAACGGCTGCAATGCTGACATTGCCATTGAGATTCATTTTAATTCTGCTGTGAGCAAAGGAGAGCATGTGGGGGAGGGGTGTGAGACATTGTTTTACCCTGAGTCACAAAAAGGTGCATTTATTGCCGGTGAGATTCAAACTGCATTGGCACCTGGTTTATTCCGTGATCGAGGCATTAAGCCTGGGTGGTACAGGATGAACCCTAAAAAAGGTGTAGATTTTTTTCTTGCGCGAACAAAGTGTCCTGCTATAATTATTGAACCAGATTTTATTCACAGAGTTAACCACATACAAAGTAATCGTGAACAGGCCTGTGAGCTGATTTCAGAAACTTTAATGAGGATTCAACATGAACCATGAGGTGCATACTATGTCATCCGAGATTCCACCAGAAGCTAGTTTTTTCATTAAGTTTTGGAGCGTGATATGTTAGCTTGTCGGCGCGATATAATGAGTGAGTTCAGGGTTGAACTTGATAAACGTGATAAGAAATTACTTGAACACATTAAGGATATTATTGGGTGAAAGGAATAACCTCTATTTTCCAGCACAAAAAATGGGTGTTCGCTTACGTGACACTTATTATCTTATATGATTTATTGGTTAATAATCATATTGATGGTGCGCAATTCATGATGGGTTTAATAGCATTAATACCTGTAACTATTGGTGCATCAAGTTTTGATAAATCTAAGTGGCGAGACAATGAACAAAACAACATTAATTGAGAGTTTTAAAGGTGTTATATTTTTAGCACTCGGTGTTGCTGGTGGTACTACCTGGCATCAATCAAAGTTGAATGAATCCAATGTTGAAGTTATGAGTGTAGATAGTGATGTCGCACTTACAATTGCAGAAGAAACTAAAGAGCAGAAGGTAAAATTAGATGAGAAGCATGAAATTAATACTGCTAATGGTTTTGTTACTTACTCAGGGATGCAGCTTATTCAATCCGCGATCACAGATGCGAAGCAAAGAACTGACAAAATTGGTTTTATTAAAACCTTTACCCGTCGATAATAAAAGTGAATTATCCTGTGATGTTTTGGTTAAATACACTATAGGTTTAATAATTGATATTGGTGATATTAATGCCAGGATGCAACGGGTCAGGGATGGAGAGTAATATTAAAACGTCAACGCTAACGCATGTATTTCAATCCCTATAATTACCACAACCAATATAAAAGCAATAACACCTGCAAACGTCACTCTATCACTTGGTTCACTCATCATCTTCACCTTTAAGCTTCTTTTTAATTGATTCAAGACATTCGGTTCTATGGTCAATACAAGGTGGTGGGTCAAGGTCATTTATATCCCAGGTTTTACCACACACCTTACAATATAATTGATCACTGTATTGACGGGTTTTATGTTCAGTCATGGGTTAATGTCTTGTAGCTAATCTCAATATTCTACTTTTAATATTATCAACGTCTAAACCTGTCAGCAGTGACATTCTCATTAAGAGTTCGAGATAACGAGAATCACTTTGTTCTTTGGCAATCATGACATTAACCGCCATTTGTTTTAATTGTTTTTTTGAATATTTACTCATGAGTCACCTTCAGTTATCTCAACAGTAATGGTCAGAGGTTCAGACTTAGATAATTTATCCTTCTTTATATACAGGGGAGGAACAGGTACTGATTCATCGTCAGAGCCGTAAACGTGAGTGTTTTTTGTTGACTTGATATAAGTTAATGTAAATTTCATTTATTTCTCCGCTTAATTTTATGCTTCTTACTGTATTTACGTTTAACTTTGTGGTCATATTTTTTCGTATCTTTCTTTTTGATTTTCTCGAAGTTTTCCATTATTTTACACCTTTTTAAAACCCATGAGATTTAGCTTTTTCAATAAAACAGGCTTCAGTTATTTGCCCGTGCAATTTATCACGCAATAGGTTCTCCATATATCTAACCCACGCTCTGTCTTGAGCAGTGCATTCAACATTATTGTCTATAAAGTCAGCAAGTCCACATTCTTCTATTGCAGATGCGAGGCTGCCGAATATTTCAATAAGTTTTGTTGTTTCTTTGAGCCGCATATAAGTTGCACTTCTTGCTATATCAAGTTCAGACTTATTTGCTGTTACTGTGTCTCTACCCATAAATATACCCAGTATTCTAAAAAATTGGAGGAAGGTAGAGGAGTCGAACCCCTAACACACAATGGTCACTACGGTATTCAACACCGTTTGCCAGCCAACCCAGCAGTACCTTCCGTTATTTGGCGGCGGGTGTAGGGGTCGAACCTACGCAACACATGATGGTTGTACGGTTTGCTAAACCGCCAAATTAGATTGTAAAATGTAAGTAGTGTCTATAACTTAACACAGCACCCTCATAAAGTAAAATTTTATTTTATACAAATAGCTTATCAACTATCTTACGAGTCTCTTCAATGTAGTACTCGTGATTTATGAGGCTAGGGTTAAAATCGTCCATATTTGAACAGTCAGTTACCATCAACCCTACATTTATACCAAACCGCCTGTAAGGACATGTAACACTTGGTTTAGGTACTAACTTATACTTACCTGATTTTGGCTTGCCACCACGCTTAACGAGGTCGTGCGCACCTGTTACCTCATGTTCATAATGATCCCCGGTATCCCACAGCTTAACCATAGCGAGGAGGGGTGGCATTATCTTAGTTAAATACCCGCCTTTTATACTGACATAGTATCTGGATATATTTTGCAATTTAATTTCATCATAACAAACTAAATCAGCACCCCATGTAATGGGTTTACGTATTACTAAACTGGAACTACGAGGAACCTTCGTGCGCAACATAAAATCCATATAGTCAGTGTGATTATAGATGAACTCAGGTATCGGTGTACCGTGTACAAGAGCAGCTTCAGCAGCCATTGCTACGACACGTTGACTATGATTTTTATGCCAAGGTAATTCACGAGTGCCTGGATCTTCTAATGCGGTTACATAAGCATAACAACCAATACGTTTTACTTTACCGTCCAGTTTTACAGCCAGGTAATTATTGACATCCCTCACGGCTATTTTACTGTACTGTACATCCTCAAGCTCTAATTGAGTCATTGTTTCCCATTTATCAGTAAGATGGTCAACACGGTCTAACTGATCACGTGGGCACAGGAAAGTTAAACCATCAGTATTAATTTGAATCATTTTAAAGCCAGGTATTTGCATTAGTCTCTCAGCTAACATGCAAAGTAATAGCTGACCATTAATTGTAATGGCACAGGTGAATTTTAAATCTAAAAATGTTTTACTATAATAATTTGCTGATTCACCGTACACACCATTGAGTGCTAATTTAAGCATTGCATTTTCAGGTGAACCTTTCTTGGTTGCCTTACGTTGTTTATAAATATCCTCATAAATATCACAGAATTTTTCACCTAAATGTTCAGGGTATAGATTGTTTTTAATAGCAAGGTTTGGGTAATAACTAGCAACGTCTATGTCAATTAACGCACAGGTGTCTGAGTCGGTAATAATTGCATCATTAACTGACCCATGTATACCACCTGCACCAAAAACAAAAGTAAATCCATTGATTGTACAATTAACATCCTTAAATGCACCCTTGAGTGACAAATTACCCTTTTCATCTTTACCATCTATCGTTTGGTTGTAGAAGAATTTGTGGATGCGTTGGAATTCAGGATGCTCGAATTGAATGTAAGGTAATAATATGTCAGCTACTCGTATAGAATCCCTGATTGTCCTTACATTTTTAGTTCGTATACCCGCTTTATCCAACTCCATTATAAAATAATCTTTACCAATTTTAGTATCATTGTGATTGGTAAAATCCCGATCATATTTTTTAGATAATTTATCTCTAAATTTAATGGCGGGTAATGAGTGTTTATAAAACTTAATAGTCTCACTGACATCATGTTTATTATAAACGCACAGGTGTCGTGCCTGGTCATACGTCACAGGATACCGTGGGTCATACGGTAAATCCTTAATGTTGTGTGACTTCATGTTAAATTCAAGCAGTTTTAAACTGGTGCGTTTAGCCTTGTTATCAAAGTGGTGAATTCTATACAAGTCACATTGAGGTATAAATCTTTGGTCAGGCCAAAGATTATACTTATAACCCGTGTGATCTTTTATAATAAGTTGTGATGTTGCGTACAGTGTTTCATTAGTCACCCTACCAGAATTAAGCATGATAAAATGTATTAATGTATAATCATAACCTTCGTTGTTATAACCAACAAGCCTAACTTTAAAATGTTGAAGTGCTTGTAAGAATTCAAAAAATTCTTGTGCCTGGTTTACCCAATCACTTATCTCAAAAAACCATTCATCACCAGTTTCTATACGGGTAAAAGCACAGCTAAAAAAGTTAAGGTAACATTCTATGTCGTAGCAATAGTCGTTCATTTAAGCCTGTCCTGACAATCTTAATTAAGAATCATTCTCACGTCTGTATAGTATAGAATAGATGTTTTCTATATAGCATAGTGTTAGCCGCCTTTCCGCAGGCGTTTAATATATTTATCAACCTTCAGTTTTTCCGCATCACTTAAATAAAACTCTCTGCGCTTTAAGCCAAGATCCGCTCTGCGTTTTCGCAGAGCTTCTTGGCGCTCTTGGCTTGATTTAGGCATTTAATTTACTGTAGACTCTTAATTTCATTATATTTCTAATTTTTGCGCCTTTTCCGAATTCGTGCCTGCAACTATCAACAATGCTTCCGATATTATTTTGCTCAAACAGAAGTGCTTTTTTAAAAAAAGCAAGCGCATTTAACCCTGTTATTTTAACTCCTTCTTTTTCGGCAATAGATAGTGCTTTTTCTAACGTTGAATCATTTATACCCATAAGTTTCTCCAATTTGCTAAAGAAGATTTCCTTAGCTCATGAATCTATTATACATCGTTACCGGTAACAGTCAACTATAAATACATACCGCTTATCTATAAAAGCGGCAGCTAACAAATAATTCAACCTGAGCCGCTCGATTTACGGCCTGTTTCCTGCAAGCAATCGTGCCTACAGGTTAATAAGGCGGTTAGGTTGCCTACAGTGTTTTAATCCTCGTCAACCCATTCATGCTCATTTATACGCTCAGCATCTTCGACAATTTCACTCAATGATTCCGCATCCTCTCTTCTCGACATTCTAAATGCTTTGTGGACATCAATAGTCCAATCCCAATAACCATTTTGTATCGTCAAATAATTTACATCAGTTTCTGTTTTTTCTAAAAGCCATGAAGTGCTCATAATATATTCTCTCTTAAATTAAAATAAAAAACCTAACAACTAGCTCCAGCGGAAAAATAACCCTTCCCACCTGTTCGTAAAATTCGCCAGCTCACACGGGTTATTTCCCGCTGAGCAAAAGGTTATATTTAAAAAAGGAAAAGCACATGGAAATGAATATCGTAAAAATTGAACCATATACAGATTCACCAAAATTTGAATATATGTGGGTAACTGTATCAGTCTCAGAAGATACAGAATCACGCCCATGCATTAAAGGCGAAATAAAAGTGCCAATTAAAAAACAAGACATAACAATATCTAATCTCGAAAATCTTGTGTTTGAGAAGGTGAAATCCTTTCTATCTTAGTGTAAATAACATCATGATTATTCAAGTCATCAAGAATGGTATTAATTATAAATTTTCGCAACTTATTTAATATGAGCTTAAACATTGTTTCGTCTCCAAATTTAAAAAAATATAACAAAACGCTAAACCGGATCGGCGCAAAAAGACGCGCCTTCCCAGTTAGCTCGGCGTTATGTTTCTAAAAACGGTTTAATTAAAAATCTAGGTCTTTCGCATAGCGTCTTAATATTTCCAAGGCTTTTGATTAACATTATCCTTACAGGGTCTTCATGAAAATTTCTTTCTGCTTTTCTAATATCTTCTGAACTCGGGTCAATACTCCATCCGTGGTCAAATAATTCTTTTTTAATCCTGCCCATCAACATATCACTATACTGTTCCAGCGCTAATTCTGCGCTCTCAATTAAATGTCTATGCTCAGGTTCAACGTAAGGCGGCAACATAACAAGTCGTTCAAAATCAGACGCCTCACCCTTGCTATCTACTGCACTTTCATCGGTTTTATCATTCATCATCGCATCCTTTAAGTTTATTTTAAGCGCCGTTTAACATGGTGGTTATACGTCAACAGCATGAATAGTAATATCTCGATAAGAACCAGTTATGTTAATTGTCTTTTTTTCTGATCCTTCCGTGTAATTCTTGTCCATTGAAACCACTAACTCATTCACGCCTACATACAATCCAGTGATAAGAGAAAGAGCGCTATTTATGTCTTCTTTAGCGTATTCAGTAAACAACTCTTCAAGTTCTTCTTTTTTAATTGCCATGCTTTTTCCTAATTAAAATAAAAAATATAACAATAAAATTAACGCAGATCAAAAACCCTTACCTTCTTTCGGTCTGCTCACTATCCTACTAAACCTATTCCAAACAAATACCCTATCGGTTTTTGCCTGGTTATTTCGGGGTTATATTGCTACCCAAAGTGAATCAGGTAGCCAAACATTATTATCGTTCTTTTCAAAAGCGTCACCTGCTGTAAACACTAAATCCACTTCTTTTCCTTCTATGCTTTTTAGAAATTGTTTTAACTTTACATATTCCAGCCAGCCCCACATTTTCCATACAGCGCTTAATTCGCCTTTAAGCTCACTAGAAGTCTGGTATCTAGCTATCAAGTTATCCCTCATTAATGCCTTCATAATTTCTACTCCGTAGTCCAATATAACAAGGCGTTTAAGAAAGATGGCCTTGTCTGGTTTTAAGTTTCCTGTGCGAGTAAATCGCCACAGGTTATAAAAAGGTTAGTTGTCATAATTAACCTTAAGTCTATTGAGAGTTTCTGGCTTCTGGTAATAATATTGTAATTCACCAGCCCACAATGAAACATGAACTCTATACTGTATATCATGGTTTTCTTTATTTGCTACGTGATACCACGCATATCCACCATGCTTGCTAAAGCTTCCAAACTCATATTTAATATCTAAATCTCTTTCATGCTTGTTACTCATATAAATATCTCTAGTAATTTAAAACTAACAAATAATTCAACCAGACCGTGAGTTTCTGACCTTCTCTGTTAAATTAATTGCTAGTCTCTCACTAAGAGTTTGTGCTTTTAAAATATTTATACTAAACACTCGTTCAAATTCAAGCTGCACTGTCTTTACAGTCCATTCATTGGCTACAGCAACACCATGACACCAGTGTTGCATATGACCACGTAATATTGTTTGTGCGTTCTGTCTTTTAATATGATTGTTAACTGCTGAGTCTCTTACTATAACTGGTGCGTTTTGCATATTATGTCGAACTGCTTCAGGTGGTCTATCAACCTTTTTACGCTCAGTCATTAATGTGTTTATAAAATTAATGTCCAACTCAACAAGATTACCTTCATCAAATTGAAAGTCTTGTTGTGCAGCATTTAATTCATCTTTAGTTTCTTCGTGGTTACATTCATTACACACAAACATGTTTTTAACCGTGGGGGTATAGTAATTAAAACACTCAGGACATACACGACCTTCAGGTTTCTCACCATCACTATTACTACGTTTGGTTGAATCTAATGTCCACACTGGATCATCATGAGGTGCACCGTAAATACAGTGACGTTTAACATTACCTACATGATCAATTAAAACACCGTAATATTTACCTTCACAAAGTCTGAGCATTCGACCAAATTGCTGTTTAAATAACGCATATGATTCAGTCTTACGTAGCATGATAACAACTGAAACAGCAGGTACATCAAACCCTTCACCAAATAAATCACAATTAACCAGGTTCTTTATTCGACCATCCTCAAATGCTTGTAACCCTTTAATTAAATCACGGGTAGGGGTCTTACTCGACAATGACAGGGAGGGTATGCCTGCCTCGTTAAATTGTTTAGCAACATGGTCAGAGTGTGCAATATTTACGCAAAAAGTAATTGCTTGTTGCCCATCCACAAGACGTTGATAATGTTTTACTGCATCACCTGTGATGTCATTTACATCTGTCTTTTCTGCTAATTTTTTTTGATTCCAATCACCGTTTGCTGTTATATTCACACCTGATGTGTCAAGTAATTGTGGTGGTACATATATTTTATAAGGTGACAAATAACCTCGACTAATTAATTCACCCATACTGCTACCAACAATCATGTGATGGAATATTCCATCAGCCTGGACACCCAGACCTTTACCATCTGCACGTATCGGTGTTGCGGTAACACCCAACCCTCTTGCATTGCGTAAATATTTGACACACTTGCCGTGGGAGTTATCATCAAGACAATGATGAAACTCATCCCCTAACCAAACTGTCACTTTATCCCTTACACAATCAACCAAACCTTTATCAATACGTCTAATAAAGGTTTGTATGCTGGTGAGAATTATAGGGCTTGTTTCATCATAAAATGACTTACCAAATTTAAGCATTTGCTGGTCGGTAATCATTTTTCTAGTTTTATTTGCGCAAATAAAACTGTGTGGTACACCCATTACACAAAGCGACATTGATATTTGACTCAGTAGAACGTCACGGTGAGCAAACACCATACACATTTCACCGTTAAGCATTGCCTCTCTTGCAAGCATGGCTTTTATAATTGTCTTACCTGCACCAGTGGGTAGCACCAGGAGAATGTATTTTATCAACATCCTCCATGCTTCGTTAACTGAGTTAACTGAGTTGGTTTGGTAATCACGCGGTTGTATTATTTGGGTCATTTAATACCTGCTGCACCAACATTATGACAATTACCATGAAACACTGCTTTAAAGTCTCTCCTATCTAATATGTTTTTACTCATTTCACCACCCTCTCACCAGTTTCAATCAAGTTACCAAAACAAATCTCACCGGACACTAACAAACCACAGGTTATTTTTAATTCAATTTTATTAGGTTTTTTATAAATACACAGTCCTGCAAATATTCTTAAACTTGATGACAATTCTCTTTCACATGAGATACCCTGACCGGCTTTGATACCCCGACCGGCTTCGATACCTGTACCGGCTTTCACTAAAATGTACCGGCTTTCGCTAAAATGTACCGGCTTTGATACCCTGACCGGCTTTGATACCCCGACCGGCTTTGATACCCCAACCGGCTTCGATACCATCACCGGCTTCGATACCCCAACCGGCTTCGATACCCCAACCGGCTTTGATACCCTGACCGGCTTCGATACCATCACCGGCTTCGATACCCCAACCGGCTTCGATACCCCAACCGGCTTCGATACCATCACCGGCTTCGATACCCCAACCGGCTTCGATACCATCACCGGCTTCGATACCTGTACCGGCTTTGATACCCTGACCGGCTTTGATACCCCGACCGGCTTTGATACCCTGACCGGCTTCGATACCCCGACCGGCTTTGATACCCCAACCGGCTTTGATACCCCAACCGGCTTTGATACCTGTACCGGCTTTGATACCTGTACCGGCTTTCGCTAAAATGTAACCTGATACTCTTAAACTTTTAAATTTAACCCATTTAAGTTTTTCGGAAATTTCAATACTCCCATTGAAATTAGATAGATCCTCATCACCTGTGTATTCATTATCATCATTAAAATCTTTTCCGGTCAGTTTTAAAGTAGTTAACATGTGTGTACGCCTTGCACAGTTGGTTTGTACAAACACTATAACCTAATAATTTCAAATTTCAAATTTTATTTTACATTTCTTCATTACTCGTGCTATATTCCATTCTCATTAAACAAATTGGGATAAGAATATGGGTATATTAGAAGACATGCTATTAAGTTTGGATGAATTGCACGTTAAGGTTGATGCAATGTCATCTGGTACAGTAATGGCAACTCTTGAATCTGCACCACCAGGTGCTGTCACACCACTAACTAACACTGGTGTGACACTGGACACTGAAGGTAAGCCTTGGGATGAACGTATCCACAGTGTGACCAGGAATCAAACAGTTAAAGGTGTTTGGAAAATTCGTAAAGGTGCTGATAAAACACTTATTGCAAAAGTTAAGGCTGAAACCCTTGCTGTCATACCATCTGTACCAGGTGTTGTGACACCAACCCCCGCCCCTACACCCACGACTGCTGCACCGGAAAACGTTTACAAAAAATCTGCCATTGCAGCCATTAATACGCTAACTAATGACCTCAGTGTTGATTTTGACAATATTCAGAATGCTTTAATTAATCTTTTTGATGTTGATTCATTTGATAAATTGCCTGAAGCTTCTTTTGAAACTGCTGCTGATGAATTTTGCGGCTGGAGAGACAATCTTCTAGACATAAATGAAATTGTTAAAGTCATTACTGAATTAGGTGCTGAAAACGGTATTAACGGTATTGCGACTATTTGTGAATCTCGTGGTTTTAAAACTGTATCACAAGCAACCGTTGATGCTATTCCTGAACTCATTGAAGCATTGCGTGAATTCAAACAACAGTGGATTGAATTCACTAATCAGTAACGGGTGACTCTTATGCAACACAGCATATATGGTGCATCAGGGTTTCATCGTATTATGGCTTGTGCGAATTCTGTTCGCATGAGTCGTGGTCGACCTAACCCCACAAATGATGAAGCTGAATTAGGTACGTCTGCTCATGAGCTAGGTGAGTTTTGTTTGAAGTTTGGTTTAAATGCCTTTGAGTGTATTGGATTGACTTTTAATAACAATGTTGTCGATGCTGAAATGGCTGAAGCAGTTCAACTGTACGTAAGTTTCATCCGTGACATCTGTCATAAAGCCGGTGTTAACCCAATGCTTGAACTCAGGGTTACAATACTGTCTATCGGTGATGATGTTTACGGTACATCCGATTGTGTAATTATAATTAATGACGTGTTATATGTTTTTGATTATAAGCATGGCTATGGTGTTGTTGAAGTTAAAAATAATATCCAGGCTATTTTTTATGCAATTGCAACTTTAGATACTTTGGGTTTGTGGAACCAAATAAAAACTATTCAGACTGGGGTTATCCAACCAAGAGCTAATCATATTGATGGTGCTATCCGTCAACACACTTATAGTATTAATGAGATGGTTTGGTGGAGGGAGCAGTTTAAGCAAGCTGTTGCTAACGCAAAGTCTGATGATGCAGTGAGTGTAGCGGGTGAGCATTGCCGATACTGTCTAGCCTGTGGTGATTGTCGTGCAAGATGGGGACGCACGATGATGTTAGTGACAGGTGATAAACCTGTTCATGAGTTAAACCAGGATGAGTTAATTACTGTGTATGAGGAGTTAGGTGTAATTAGAAATCATCTTAATAAGATTGAAGTTCGAGCAATTGAACTAGCCCGTGGTGGTAAATTTGTAGAAGGTCATAAACTTGTTAATTCAATCACTCGTGCTAATTGTGAAGATGAAACAGGTTTTATTAAAGCCGCAAGTGATGCAGGTGTCGATTCTGATAAATTATTTAATAAACCCAAACTTATCAGCATGACTAATGCTAAAAAACTTCTTGATCATAAACTTGTTAATGAGTTTTATATCAAGCCACCTGTAACAACAACCCTCGTAAAACTTACAGACAAAAGACCAGCAATCTCAGTCGAAGGTTTTACATCTATAACTAAACCCGCAAGTGCTGTGGGTGTTTTCGCCCCCGTGGGCTAAGGATATAAACTAATGGCAAATCGTACTATTTTTACAAGTATTTTTCGCACTTCATTTCCACATTTAGATAAACCTCATGCACAGAACCCGACTGATGTACCTAAGTATGGTCTGGCAATGATGTTCCCTAAAAATGGAATCTGCCGTGTAAACAATCAACCGAGTGACAGCAGTAATGTTGTTGCTGCACTGGATGAAGTTTGCATGGAAGAATTCCAGATGGGTTTCTACGCTGCAATTGCACCAGGTATGGGCATTAATTTCCCACCTAATTTTAAGGATGGTGATACCGTCTTTGAGAAAGATCAGTTGGGTAACCCTATCCCTGGTGCAATTGCACCACAGTCAGCAGGCATGTGGATTCTCGGTGTTAAAAATGCCGAACCTGTAGGTACTGTGGGTGCAGATGGTCAAACTGATGTTTTACCTACTGCTATTTATGCAGGTTGTTGGGCACGAGCGCAACTTGAAATATCTGCTTATACCGGTAAACAAGGTCGGGTTGTAGTAGCTAAAATATTAAATGTCCAATTGTGTTATGACGATGAAAAGTTTGGTGGTCGTCCAGTTGTACAAGCTGCATCACAAGCATTTAGTGGCATGGCTATTACTGACACCAATGTTCCAATGGGTACAGGTCAAGGCAGGGCTATGCCACAGGTGCAACAGCAGCCCGTGGTGCAACAGCAGCCCGTGGTGCAACAGCAGCCCGTGGTGCAACAGCAGCCCGTGGTGCAACAGCAGCCCGTGGTGCAACAGCAGCCCGTGGTGCA